AATGAGTACATCGAGGAAGCCTTTGAGCGATGCGGAGCCGAGCTTCGCAGTGGATATGATTTTAGGACTGCACGACGCAGCCTTAATCTCTTGTTCACTGATTGGGCTAATCGTGGTATCAACATGTGGACTATTGAGCAAGGGACTCAGACTCTTACTCAAGGTACCGCCACCTACACTTTACCTGCTGACACTGTTGATCTTATTGAGCATGTGATCCGAACCGGAGCCGGAAATGCGTCAACGCAAGCCGACTTGCAAATTACTCGTATCAGTGTTTCTACCTACTCCTCGATACCCAACAAGTTACAGCAGGCCCGCCCAATTCAGGTCTGGATTAACCGACAGCAAGCCGCTCCACAGTTCACGGTGTGGCCTGTTCCTGATGGCTCACAGACGTACCAGTTTGTCTACTGGAGGCTTCGCCGTATCGACGACTCTGGGAATGGCGTCAACACCCAGGATGTCCCGTTCCGCTTCATCAATGCGCTTGTCGCAGGGCTTGCTTACTACCTGTCGATGAAGATCCCCGGTGCGATGGAGCGCATGCAGGTCCTCAAGGCTCAATATGACGAAGCCTGGGAGCTAGCTGCCACGGAAGACCGTGAAAAAGCGGCGATTCGATTCGTGCCCCGTCAAATGTTTATTGGTAGCGGGATATGAGCAACCGGTTTGCCAATGGTTATAAGGCATTTGGCTTCTGCGATTTTTGCGGGTTTCGCTACGACCTGAAGAATCTCAAGAAGCTGATCATCAAGACCAAGCAGGTGAACTATAAAGTCTGCCCACAGTGCTGGACTCCGGACCACCCACAGCTTCAACTGGGCATGTATCCCGTTGAAGATCCGCAGGCCATTCGTGACCCAAGGCCAGACACGAATACGTGGTATCAGTCTGGAACATCGGGGCTGCAGACAGCTCCAACAACTGGGACTGGAATTAACCAAGAAGGCTTTCCTTCTGGTGGTATGTTGGTCATCCAATGGAATTGGAATCCTGTTGGTGGGCCAAGATCAAATGATGATGGATTGACGCCAAACTACTTGGCTTCAGCCAGTGAAGTTGGTACAGTGACAATATCCGTGACGTAGGAGTTCACATGGACAAGAAGCAGGTTAAACGAATCGCTGACGTTGAGGCCAACAAGGCTGTCAAAGGTCACGAAGCCCGTATGCACAAAGGCAAAGGGTTTAAAAAGGGTGGCCCGACCACCGATGACATGATGCGCTTGGGCCGTAATTTGGCTCGCGCAGCCAACCAAAAGACGGGGTGAACCATGGCTAAATTCAGTAAGAAAGTTATGGGCAAGGAAGTTGGCGAGGCCAAGGTCTATGCTCCTCCTCACTCCATGTCTGGCAAAGAAGGCGTTGATCTGAAGAACGCGGGCTACGAAGGTGGCAATCGTTTGAAGGCAGACGACTTGGCGGTAAGTGTCAATGCTGTGCGCAGCAAGCCTTACGCAGAAGCCAAAACTTCCGGCATTAAGATGCGTGGAGGCGGTGCTGCTACTAAAGGCGTTATGTGCCGGGGGCCGATGGCGTGAATTACACCCAGCTTGTTGCCGCAATTCAGAACTACGCTGAGAATAGCTTTGACTATTCCAACGATCCGACCATTCTTGATACTTTTATCAAGCAGGCGGAACAGCGTATCTATAACCTGATCCAGTTCCCGTCGCTTCGCAAGAACGTGACGGGTATAACGACCACGGGTAACAAGTATCTCTCCTGCCCCCTGGATTTCCTTGCCGTGTACTCCATGGCAGTGGTTACAGACACCACGGGTGGCGACATCAACACCGGCACCTACGAGTATCTCCTGAACAAGGATGTGAACTTCATCCGTCAGGCATACCCGACTCCAAACGATACCGGAACGCCAAAGTATTACGCTTTGTTTGGATCGACAACCAACTTCCCAACGGAACTCACGTTCATTCTTGGCCCAACGCCAGATGCGATTTACGACGTAGAACTGCATTACTTCTACTACCCTGAGACCATTGTTACTGCAAACACAACTTGGCTTGGTGACAACTTTGACTCCGTTTTACTGTACGGGTCACTGGTTGAAGCTGCAACATATTTGAAGCAAGAGCCGGATCTAATGCAGCTTTACGATACCAAGTACAAAGAAGCTCTTGCACTTGCCAAGCGTCTGGGTGATGGTATGGAGCGGTCCGATGCGTACCGGTCTGGCCAATATAGGATGCCGGTAACATGATCATCCAAGGGCTGACCAACTCGTTTAAATTGCAAATTCTCAGTGCTGTCCAAGATCTTTCCACGGACACGCTGAAGATTGCGCTTTACACGGGTGATGCCACGCTTGGCCCGATGACGACGGTCTATGCAACGACCAATGAGATCACGGGCACGGGCTACACGGCTGGCGGCAAGATATTGACTGGGGTGACCATCAATACAGGCACACAAACCCTGTACGACCCGGCAGTGATCTACGTTAACTTTGACAACGTGGTCTGGGATCCTGCCGCGTTTACATGCCGTGGTGCTTTGATTTATAACGCCAGCAAGGCTAACAAGTCTGTCGCGGTGTTGGACTTTGGGTCTGATAAGACCTGTACAAACACGTTCACCATCACGATGCCGTCAAACACTTCAACCTCGGCGTTGCTCCGCTGGAGTTAATCATGTCTCAAGAATCGGTTAAGGCAACGGGCCGGTTTACCGTCGAGTGCTACGACAAGGACGGCAACCTCAAGTGGAAAGATGAGAACCACAATCTTGTGGTGAATGCTGGTCTTCAGTACATGGCCGGTACGGCGCTTACCTCCACGGCGGCAATCACAAGCTGGTACATCGGTGTTTATGGAGCGGCAGCTTTCAACAACCCAGCGGCCACTGATACCATGGCATCGCATCCTGGTTGGACGGAAGTAACGACCTACATTGAGTCTACCCGCCCCGCTGCGACGTTTGCTGCTGCGACGAACGCAAATCCATCTGTGGTTACCAATGCCCTTAATCGAGCCACGTTTTCCATAAACGGCACGACAACGATTGGCGGCGCGTTTCTAACCAGCAACAACACCAAGGGCGGCACTACCGGAACGCTGTTTTCAGCGGCAGATTTCAGCTCCCCTGGAGACAGATCCGTTGTTTCTGGTGATGCAATCTATGTGACCTACACCCTGAGTTTGGCGGGTTAACCCCAAGCCGGAGGAATAAATGGCAACGCGCTACTGGGTTGGCGGTTCTGGCACCTGGGATGCAACCTCCACGACAAACTGGTCTGCTTCTTCTGGTGGAGCGTCTGGTGCCTCTGCACCTACGGCTGTTGACGATGTAATTTTTGACGCTGCATCAAATGTAGGTACGGGCGCGTTTACGGTCACTGTATCTGCTGCTCTTTGCCGAGACTTCAGCACAGGCGGTGCTGGCGGTGCTCTGGATGGCGCGATGACCCTGGCGATGGGTACATCAACGTTGGCAGTTTCCGGGAGTTGGACAAACCCGGCCACAAATTTTGCGTTCTCTGGCACCGGGACAATCACGTTTAACGCAACAACGACCGGTAAAACGATCACTACAAACGGCATTTCTTGGCCGAGCGCGGTAGTGTTCAACGGTTCAGGTGGAGCTTGGACTTTGGGTGGTGCCTGGACAACCACCAGCACGATAACGGTGACGGCGGGGACATTCAGTACCAGCGCAACAAACTACAGTTTGTCCGCAACGGCGCTATTATCAAGCAACTCAAACACCCGAACTATTTCGCTGAATGCTTCAACGGTTACGTTATCGTTGAGCGGAACGGCGTTAGATTTTACGACGGCCACCAACCTGACGCTTAACGCGGGTACATCTACGATTACCTGTTCCGGCACAAGCCCAACATTTAACGGTGGTGCAAAAACATTTTACAACGTCACGTTTAGTTCAACTGGTACGGGCACTACATCCATTACCGGCATCAATGTATTTAATAACCTTACCTTCGCGACAATTGCAGCCACTGGATACAGAGTTGTATCTTTGGGCGCAAATCAAACGGTCAACGCTACATTGACATTAAATACTGCCACGGTTGGCGTTCGCCGGATGCAGTTTGGTACCAATACGATAGGAACTGCTAGAACCATTACCGCAGCCACTCTTGCAGCGGCTTCAGATGTTGATTTT